CCAAGGAAGCTTTCAGCCTTTCCCACCCCTCCGACTTCCGCTAAAGTCGGCCCGGATCTAGTTGTTGCAGCAACTTGTCGCCTTCATACAAGAACTTTACAAGTTCAGTGAATTTGGGGTGATGCTTGCAATTCTCGCACTGTGATATCCACCGGATCGAGTGCATCTCAGGAGTGAACTTTACTCTTGGTCTCCGTTCTTGAGAGATCATGGACCCAACAGTCCTAAAGATACTCCTGATTCCATGGCTTAAGCCATCGGCTCGATAATCTTTGAGATGCAGACGTTGCAGGTAATGCACCTCTGAGAAAGAAAGTAAGGACTTTGAAGCGCTAACTTCCATCCCTAATTCGGCTGCAGCTTCACTAACATCGTCCATTCCAAACGGTCGCTTGAAACACCACAATCCGTCATCACCCAGAACAGTCAGGTGCACCAATTCGTTGCGTAACCGATACGCCGTGTAATGGGCTATCCAGATGTGGGCGAGTGAGTCCACCATATTGGTGAACGAGCTGCCTGATGGCACCGACCCTGAACGTCCGACCCGCAATCCTGAGGGTGTCACGATGCCAGAGGTAAGAAAGAACTCTCTCAGCCAAAGAACCCTTCGTTCATACCCAGGAAACCACATATTGATTACATCGAATACACGTTCAATTACAAACCGCCTCATTCTCTGATCATATGACTTAAAGTCGATCGAGACTATTGGCTGTGGAGCCTCATCGAACATGAGTGTGACTATCTCATCCACACGATGAAGAGGATTCCAAGCTGCAAACTCTTCTCTCTTCTTCAATCCGTCGACCAAAGGTTGAACTAATGTCTTCCCGATCACGGTTTCTACATGGGAGCACATCCACACATTTCTTTGTTTTGGGATTTCATGTAAACCTTGCGGTTGTCCACGCCATCCTATAACACTTGGAAACCACGTGTCAAGTGGATATTCAAGTGCATCCAATTTGCGAGCTTCATCTAAGTACCACCTTTCAGCACTCTTTTCACGAGTGAATTTGGGCAATCCTAGATTTGTGCCTCTAGGCATTAAACTATAAGCACTTTCTAACTCCAATGGAACTAATGTACGAGGGACCAAATTTAGGAGACTTTCATCAGCATACTCTGTAGCCGAGAGATCAGGTGTCACGTCTTCAGTATGAAAGTATTCTTCAACACTCTCTTTACGCTTATCCCATGGCAACCGGATGGAGTAAGGACCTACCTTTCCTTCTTCATCATGCTCATGATCATCTAATGCTTCGATTCCAGTGAAAGCAAATTTGTTGACTTCCCGAAGAAACCACTCTCTTGGTAGGTCTTTGTCAAAGAATGGTGTCCTTAAGTCAGTTGGATCGCCTCTGCTGACACTATTGAGAAAGTTGGTGAGTCTACCTCTAGCGTCGTTATCCATATAACGGAGATAGCTTTGTTCCACGAACTCTCCATGCAAGACAGTCCCTTCACTATGACGGTGGTGCGCCATTATCGACCGCCTTTCTTTCGCCGTCTGTTCCTACGGTGGTAGGAAACTACGGCCGCGTTCTTTTGTCGTAAGATGTCCTTGTTGAACGCGTCTTCTGCGATGCGATATCCTCTGCGTCCGATTGGTTCTCCGTCACCGACAGACCGGCCAACTGCTTCTTCTGCTCTTCGATATGCATCCGCAGCATTAACTCCACTATTCTCGACCGCAGTTCGATCTGCTGAACGACCGTCCGCAGTTGCACCCCGACTTCTGTTCTCCAGAATCCCGGAGTACGTAGTTCCACCTGTGCGATACAAGCTCTTAAGTTCGCTCGGGTTTGAAAGAACTCTTGAGATGTCGGCGCGTGTAGCGGATCTGAGATTAGCATCTTCTCGTATGCGTCCCATGTCTGGGATAACATCTCTTCGATAATGCTCAGCAAAGCCTTGTGGTAGTTGTAGTTGTTCTGGGACAACTGATCCCTCCCTTCTTTCGAATAAAGGCAACACATTGGGCAGAATATCCCTGGCCAAAGCATATTCCGCATCAGAAAACCCATCCACCAAATCAGGTGAGATGGCTTCATAGATCAACCCGCCCAATAGTCCGAGTCCTCCAGCTCTTACGCCTTCGGCCACTTCTTCAGGCATGTCAACCATAGATACCTCCTTCCTAAGAG